AATCCAGTAAATATTCCCGTCCTTGCTATGTATTGCTTCTATGTTCATAATGACGTATCCTTTGTAGTATTTATGCAAACTTAGATTTTACTCACGAAAACAGACTCCGAAGAGCCTGCTCGTAACTATACTACAATGTTTTGTTTGCCTATAAGCGTTATTGCCTATACATTAAGTATACTGTCAAATTGCTACATTGTCAACCGTTTTGCCACCATTTAAAATGAATTATGATAAATACTTTTATGGACAATTACGAATTTAAATATGCACTAAACAAGACACGCACAAGCCCAGCAGTTGGTCCAGGACGCACTGTTGATCGTAGCAAATGGATTAAAGGTCCTTGTCCTGTTAGACACGATAAGTACTATGCTTGGCTTAAACACCGCAGTCAAGCAAACTATCGCAAAGAGCCTCATACTTTAACTTGGGATCAATGGGAAACGCTTTGGACAGATGACTTGTTCTTACGTCGTGGAAAAGGTCCAGACAGTGTTTGTCTTAAACAAATTGATCGCACGATTGGGTGGGAAGTAGACAACGTAGAAATAATAGTTCGCAAAACACATTATAGTGGCACACGGATGATTGATAGATAATGATAGATCCCGGCTTTGATCCTTACGATACAATGATGCAGTTAATTGAAACAGTTAATTCGCAGGCACGATTACTTGAAGAAGTAGTACGAGCACACAATAAACACGAACGAAAGATGATTGCACTACAAGATCAAAACAACTTCCTTAGACACGAACACGAAGTAGACCGCAGCCAAATAGTAACAATTAGTAAAGCGTTAAATGAGTTAATGAATGATATTGAGTGATCCCCAACAAACTATTGCAAATGACAAGCATCGCTTTAAGGTAGTAGTTGCCGGTAGACGCTTTGGTAAAACATTCCTAAGTATCCGTCAGCTTTGCTATCATGCTCGCTTGCCTAATCAGAATATATTCTACATCACAAGTTCCTACCGTGCGGCAAAGATGATTGTATGGAAGCCTCTAAAAGAACGCTTACTAAATTTAAAGTGGGTAGTCAAGGTTAATGAAAGTGAACTAAGCATTACACTCAAGAATGGCAGTGTAATAAGTCTTAAGGGTGCAGAGAATCCAGATAGTTTACGTGGTGCAAGTTTAAGCTATGTAGTAATAGATGAAGTTGCAGACGTTGATGCAGACTTATGGATTAGTGTTATACGTCCAGCACTTGCTGATCAAAGAGGTGGCGCAATGTTTATTGGTACACCCAAAGGCAAAAGCAATTGGCTCTACGACTTGTACCTAATAGAAAAAGAACAATCTAAGATATGGGCTAGTTGGCAGTACACAACAATTGAAGGTGGCTTTGTTGATGAAGAAGAAATAACACAGGCTCGTGCAGACATGAGTCTTAAACAGTTCCGACAAGAGTTTGAAGCAACGTTTGAAACAACAGAAAATAGAGTTGCCTGGGCGTTTATTAGAGATGACAATATTAAAGAAGCACCTGACCACATTGATCACAGCATCATACATATTGGAATGGACTTCAATGTCAGTCCTGCAACTGCCGCTATCTTTGTTAAGGATGATGCAAAGATGTACCAAATAGACGAGATACTAATGTACTCATCAAACACCAACGAATTAGTTACAGAAATTAAAACACGCTACCCTAAGAGCAAGATATTTGTTTATCCTGATCCTAGTGGCAACCAAAGACGTACGAGCGCCGGTGGCATGACTGATCACACTATATTATCCAACGCTGGGTTTGTACTTAAAGCACCACGCAAGCACGATCCAGTAAGAGACAGAATCAATGCATACAATGCTCGTTTATGTTCAGCAGATGGCACTAATAACCTTTATATAAGTAGCACTGCTAAATATACAATAGAGAGTCTTGATAAATTTACATTTAAGGAAGGTACACAAGTACCGGACAAAGATAGCGGATACGATCATATGTTTGATGCGGCTTCATACTGTATCGCATATCTATTCCCATTAACACGGGACATAGATCCTGACAGTCAACAACCGCAACGCTGGGGCATTGCATTAGCATAAAAGGAAAAAAATAATGGACGCAATACAATTATTAACAACAGAAGTAGCACAAGCAGTAAGTGGCAACGCCATATACGATGCTTACAAAAGCCAATGGCGCTATATGTTGGAATCATACATGGGTGGAATGGAGTATCAGAATGCTCAACACCTTGTAAAATATCAATTAGAAACAGAAAGTGAATACCAGAACCGTTTAGATACTACTCCACTACAGAACCATTGTTCAAGTGTTATTAGTGTATACAACAGTTTCTTGTTTGGACAACAACCACAACGATCGTTTGGTAGTGTTAAGAATATGCCCGAACTTGAAGACTTTCTTAATGATGCAGACTTTGATGGACGCAGTTTAAACAGCTTCATGAAAGATGCGGCAACTTGGGCAAGTGTGTTTGGTCATGCTTGGGTTGTAGTAGCAAAGCCAGACATTGGCGCAACTACAAGAGCAGACGAGTTAGCACAAGGTGTTCGTCCATACCTAAGTTTACTTACTCCATTGGTTGTTCTAGACTGGCGTTATGCAAGAGCACCAAGCGGACGTTATCACTTAGAATACATTCGTTATGTTGAAGAAGTAAATGGTGATGTAAGTGTTGTTAAAGAATGGACTATGGAAACAGTTCGCACAATGACAATCAATACAACAGACGATGTGTTAATTGGTGATGAGCAAGTACCTAATCAACTTGGAACAGTTCCGGTTGTATGTGTGTACAACAAACGCTCAACAGTTAGAGGCATTGGTATTAGCGACATTGGCGACATAGCTGATGCACAGAAGTTTATCTATAACGCCACAAGTGAAATAGATCAAAGTATTAGACTAGACTCGCACCCGAGTTTAGTTAAGACTTCAGAAACAAATGCTGGCATTGGTGCTGGTAGTTTAATACACATGCCTGAGAACTTGGACCCAGGACTAAAGCCTTACATCTTAGAGTTTAGTGGCGCAAGCATTGACAAGATCCTAGCGTCAATTGAACACACAATTGAAAGCATTGACAAGATGGCTAACACTGGAGCAATCCGTGCAGTTGAAAGTCGTACACTGAGTGGCGTTGCAATGCAAACTGAATTTAGTTTACTTAATGCAAGACTCAGCGAAAAGGGCGGTGCTCTAGAACTAGGTGAAGAACAGATATGGATGCTATGGTCACGCTACATGGGCAAAGTATGGGATGGTGACATTGATTATCCAGACAGCTTTAATATTCGTGACAACCACAGTGACTTAGACTTGTACCTGAAAGCATCAACAGCAAACATCAACAGCAAAACATTCGCTAAAGGTTTACAGAAAGAAATTGCTAAACTTATCGTTGAAGACGAAGGTGAAATGCAAGCAGTTGTAAATGAAATTGAATCACAACCAAATGGCGTTGAAAATATGATGATAGAAATACACGACATGATGGATCCAGTTACTGGCGATGTTCGTACAGTTAGCACAATGGAACAGCATGAGTTACTTGTGTCACAAGGATGGGTTGAAGCAGTCTAATGGCAACTCAATCCCAAATAAATGCACATGATGCACTAATAGATAAACTTAGTACTAGGTTTGGTAAAGGATTGCGTCCACTGTTTACTAGCCTAGTTACTGAACTTGCATTTCTTGGATCTAATCCTTCAAGGACGCAAGTGTTAGCATTGTTTGCTCCTATTAGTGCATACGTTGCAAATCAGAGAGAGTTGCTTAATGAAATATATGCAAGCAACATTCTAATGAACGCTGATGTCATTGACTCTAGCATAACAAGTCTAGACACTGAAAGTATAATGCAAGAAACATTATTCAATGTGCAAAAGACACTAGAGACTCAGCAGAACACTGTTATTAATAGTGTTGTGCTTGGAGGCCTTACAGGTGCCGCCATAGGTGTAATCCTTAAGGACCTCCGGGCCATAGTGAGTAAAAGTATTAAAACTATTACTAATACCTTTAACACTATTGTAAGAAACTTTGATGGAGCAGTAACTATCCTTAGGGGTAGCATTGCCGGTATTGACAAGTATCGTTATGTAGGTGGATTGATAAAGACTTCAAGACGCTTCTGTAGCAGTCACAATGGGCAAATAATGACTGTCAAAGAAATTAATAGAATATGGCGTGGAAGTTGGGGTGGTAAAGCTCCTGGCTCACCGTTTGTAGTCCGTGGTGGATACAACTGTCGTCATATATTTGTACCAATAAAGGAAACAGTATAATGGCTTATGGAAAAAAGAAACCTAAAGGTAAAGGTAGAGGTAAAGGCACAAAGAAGAAGTAAGTACCGTGTTTAAACCAAAATTTAGACAACTTATATAAATAACAATATAACAAAATACAAACTCTTAAAGGGAGGCGATGCTACAATGTCAGAAAATACGTTGGTAAATGAAAGCGCGACTGATGCGAACACTCTAGAAGTTGAAAATCAGGCTATAGAAGCAAAATCTTATTCACAGGAAGAAGTAGATAATATGATGGCTCGCATGAAAGGCAGTCTTCAGAAAAAACTATTAAAGCCATATGAAGAACTAGGTGACGTAGATGAACTTCGCAATATGAAATCTCAAGCTGAACAATTAAAGCAAGAGGAAGCATTAAAGCGTGGTGAATTTGAAACTGTTCTAAAAGAATTAGCTTCTAAAAAGGATGCTGAAATCCAAAAACGAGACAGTGTTATTAAGGAATACAAAGTCAATACGCCATTGCTAAGTTCGGCTGCAAATAATCGTGCAGTCAATCCAGAGCAAGTTAAAGCGTTATTAGCTTCAAATGTAAGACTTAATGAAGACGGTGAAGTTGAAGTCATTGATACAAAAGGAGCAATACGTTACACAGATAACGGAAGTGTTCTAGGTGTTGATGATCTTGTGCGTGAATTCTTAGATTCCAATCCGCACTTTGTACAACCAACTGCGGCAACTGCCAACACTAAAAGCAGTCACGGAAGTGACCTAGGTAATGGCTTTGATGTCTCTAAATTAGATATGAGTAACCCGGCCCACAGAAAACTATATGCTGAGGCAAGAGCCAAAGGCAAATTATAAAATAGACAACTTAGGAGATATTTAAATGTCTAACACAACATCGGTAAACAGCGAATTATTCGCACCCCTAGTAACCGCGGCACAGTTTGCGGCTTACGAACAGTCAGTTGCACGTCAGATGATGACTGTATTTGATGCACCAGTAAACGCTGGTAAAGTACTACAAGTTCCAGTATGGTCAGCAGTAAGTGCTGAAACAATTGGCGACGAATCAGCAGCCACAGCCGCTGACACTAACACAACTTCTGCTTCAATCACTTTGAGTGAGCACGTTGTATTCCACAAAGTAACTGATATGTTACGTGACAGTGCTTATGGCAATGTTATGAATCAACTTGGTGACCAATCAGGTCGTGCTATTGCTGAAGCAATGGACACACAAGCATTTGCTCAATTTGCTAACTTAGGTGGAGCCACTACTGCTATCGCACTTGCCGCTTTTGGTAAAGACGACATCATGGATCGTGTTGCTGATCTTAGAGCAAACAAACTAACTGGTCCTTTCTACGCTGTTATTCACCCGAAAGCAGCCAACGCAATCAAGAAGTCCTTGACTGCTTCAGACAACTATGCCGCTTCAGGTTCAGTTGCTGACAACATCCTTGCTAACTACTTTGTTGGTCAACTTGCTGGATGCCGCATAATTGAATCTGCATTGGTTCCTTATGTTGACGGTACTGGCGTTGCTACTTGTGCTGTATTTGCAGGTTCTGCAATTGGACATGCAATGCGTGGATCAATTACTATGGAAGAACAGCGTCAAGCTGCCGGCCGTGCTACTGATGTAGTTCTAACTGGCGTTGCTGGTGCAAGTGTGCTACAATCAGCACATGGTTTTATCATGAACGTTGACTTAGTAGCCTAAGGAGTAACATAGAATGGCTTTTATAACAGAAAACTCAACCGTAATTAGCTTTGCTGAATATGATGACGTTATCGCAAGGGATCAAAGACTATTTGATTCTAATGAAAGCCTTACTGACGATGTTGTAGAAACTTCTTTAATTAGAGCTACTGAACGTATGCTATCTAAGATACGTTCAAGTGCTTGGTGGACTGATTACTATGTCGCAAGATCTAGTAGTCAGACCTACCGCACTGTAGCTGATGTTCCAGCACTTGATGTGGATCGTATTGTTGCAAGACAAAACGACTTCACAGACTTGTGCGTTTACACTGCCCTAAGTGAATTCATATTACCCATGGTTGCTGACTTTGGTAATGAAGAAGACGCTGAAAGACAGAAGATGGGATATTACACTACTAAAGCAGAGGCCTTACTGGCTGAACTGCTAGGTGCAGGTGACTGGTATGACTTTGATAATGACGGTACTATTGTATCATCAGAGAAGTCACCAGGAGCCATTAACTTGAAGAGGGTGCGATGAGAGAAGATATTCTAAACTATATCAAAACACTTAGCTTGGGAAGCTTCACTGTAAGTGATGAACTGCCAAGAGAAGAAGCCGGACTAATGATGTACATAAAGAATCCAAAACGAATATATGTTGAAAGAGAACAGTATTCAGAGGAACCTTTAATACAAACACTAGACGGACTTGATATCCACTCAGAAGCAACAACTGTCAGTATCTACTTTACTGCGGATGCGAAGACAATACCAGCAAACTATGAAACGTTAATACAAAGTTTGAGATTAGGCAAGAACGTAAATACAACATCAGGATATAATAATCGTGCTGTTGAAGTTCAAAGCGAATACGTCAATGACTTATTAGTAACGCAAATAGACTATACATTTAGTAAGCTAACATAAAGGAAAAAGCAATATGGCTACATACATTACTAGTCCAGGTGGAACAACAGGAGCAACATCCAGTCCACCAATCTTAACACTAACATCGTCTGTCTCAGGCAGTTTAGTGTTACCCGGTCTCCAGGACGTGACCGTTAACAGTGCAAACGATGTGTTTACATGGACACAATTGGATCAGGCTGCAAAACTACAGATCGCTACAACTTCAACCAACAGTATTAGTACTAACTTGGTTGTTGACGGTACGTTGTTCTTTGGTGATTCAGGTGGATCAGTTGGTGCCGCAGACACATTAGGCCTTTTAGGTCTAAGTAACGATAAAACAGCAATAACATTTAGCATCAACATTGGTGATAAAACGTTATCTGGTGCAGGATTTGTTACTGGTTTAGCACCAAGCGTATCAGCAGACAGCCCAGTTTGGGTATCTCCTGTTACTATCACAGTGAACGGCGAATACACCGTAAGCTAAGAAGTAGAGCGTGAGGGCACTACAAAAGGGGGGTTTGCGCCCCCCTTTTATTACAAGTGCTAAATACAATGTAGGAAAGATTAATGGACCCAGTAGATAAAAAGACAGACCAAGAGATATATCTGAGCATTGTTGCAGAGGCAGCAAAAGCAAAGAACGAATTAGGTTGCGCCCAGCGTGACGTAACAAAAGCAAATAGCAGACTAGAGTTTCTTCTAGTTCTTGCGAACACTTTGATTAACAGAAAAAAGGATTAACAGATGAAACTAGAAGCACTCGCAAGCAAACCAAAACTAATTAAAATTACTATTGACGATAAGGATATTATTGCCACCTATGGTGAAGCAGTTGAATTCCACGTCTACGACAGACAAAACATGGACACATTTATGAGTCTTGCGTCACTTGAAGGTGAACAAGAATTTGGCGAAATTGCTAAAGTAGTTGCCAAATTAGTACTTGACGATAAGGGTAAACAAGTACTTAAAGAAGGAGAAGTCTTACCATTAGACTTAACAATTAAAACTGTTGAGAAGGTGGTAGCACACTTGGGAAACTTAATGACCCCGACTTCAGCCAGTTAACACCTGCATTATACGCTTGGTTAACATTAGACTTTGTTGCCAAGCGTTATGGTAAGTTGCCAACTGAAGTTCTTAGAGACGGGTCAACAATAGACGTTAAAATTGCAAACTTTGCATTGCAATATGAAAACTATTTAAGTAATAGTCACACAGGCAATAGCGGCGATAACTTAACTGAAGACCAGATGCAAGAGATGTTAAATACAGCGAGGGCACACAAGAATGATAAAGAAGTTGACGAATAGAATTGATCCGCGAATGAAAAGGATTCAAAAAAACTTTGGTAGACTTGCTAAAGAAGCGTATGGCGAATTTAAGAAAGTTACACCTATCAAATCAGGCAATGCTAAACGCAATACAAACTTTAACAATAAAGACACTATTAGTGGAGACTACAATTACGCTAATAGATTAAACGCAGGATATAGTAAACAAGCAAAAGATGGCATGACAGAGCCCACAATTGACTTTCTTAAAGATGAAGTCAGCAAGATATTGAGGTGAACCCATGGCAACAACAATAGACAGATATAAGTTAGTACTTGACACATCTGGAGCATCATCCAGTTTAAATAGTTTAAAAGGAACTATTGCGGCAGCAGGCGCGGCGCTTGCAAGTGCATTTGCAATTAGTTCTATTACAGCAACAAGTGCAAGGTTTGAAGACTTACGAATTACTTTAGGTATTCTATACAAAGATACTGCAACAGGTGCTAAAGCATTTGACCAAATTAAAAAGTTTGCGGCTGAAAGTGTATTCAGCGTAGAAAACCTTACTGAAAGTGTTGTTAAATTAAAAGCCGCTGGATTAAATCCAACTATAGAGCAAATGAAATTATTTGCTGACGTATCAAGTGTAAGTGCAGACAGTGTTGGTGCATTACAAGCAATCACAGACTTGTTTGCAAGAACTACTGCTGGTGGATTAGGTCTTGAAGACTTAAACAGACTAGCAGACAGAGGTATCCCTGTATTCACTATTCTTAAAGACACACTAGGGTTAAGCAGACTTGAAATAACCAAAGTAGGTCAAAGTGCTGAAGGCGCAGGCCGTATATTGGCAGCATTATCAGACGGCTTACAAGACACGTTTGGCGGATCAAGTGCGGCAAGAGCAAACAGTTTATCTCAAGCATTTAGTAACTTTGGAGATGCTGTAGACAATGCGTTTGATGCAATTGGTCAAGCGGGACTTAATGAAGCACTAGGCGAAGCTACTAGAAGTATAACAACATTTATAGAGGAAAATAAAGCATTAATTAAATCAATTGGTGAAGGTCTAGGAACGGCAATTACACTTGTAGTTAATAATATTAAAATACTAGTAGCAGTTATGGCCGCAGCCTTTGCAGGTGCAGTAGCAGTTAGAATTATAACACTAGGTGCAGCCGCTCTAAAACTTGCGGCAGCATTTAAGGCAGCGGCAGTTGCAGGTACTATATTACAAGGTGTTACTGGCATTGGTTTAGTTAAAGTTGCGGCAGGTATTGCGGCAGCAGGAGTTGCAGTATTATCTATTAATAAAATGACTGATGAGGCTACTGCAAGTGTTAAAGGCCTTAATGACGAAACTGATAAACTTAATGAAGGCGGACCAAGCGACGGGCCACTAAGTGGTAAGGCTACCACTGCATTATCTGCACATGCAACTGCACTAAAGGCTGTACTTGCACCTCATCAGAGATTTATTGATCAAGCACAGAAGTTTGTAGATACAGATTACCGTACAGCATTAGAAAAAGCTAACCAACGTGTTGTAGATGCTCAAATTGTTATGGAACAGTTACATCTTGCATTCAAGCGTAGTAATGGCGAAGTTGAAAACTTTGTATTCTTACTTAAAGGTGTTACAGACGAGTTAGAGGCTGCTGAAGGAGCAGTTGTTAAACTTAATGAAGCCAACAAAATATTAACAAACGATGAAAAGTTTGCAGAATACTTTAAGGACTTAACTGAAAGTGCTCAGACACAAGCAGACCAATTAGCATTTAATAAAAGAGCAACAGAAGAATTAACATCAGCAATGATGAATGGCACAATTAGTTTAGAAGCGTACTTTAATGCATTAGAAGTAGTTAATGAAAATCTAGGCATATCAAAAGAAGCATTAATGGATTTGACATCAACAAGTTTAGACTTCCAACGTACCCTACGTGCAAGTACAGAAGATGCACAACGTGAATTTGCACAACTTAATATGGATCCGCTTGAACGTCAAATAGATGAAATTCAACATACTCTAAACAGAGACTTAGGCGATACAGTTAGAGAATTAGAAAATGCAAAGATACTAAACCCTGAATTAGCTAAAGACTACGATGCCGCAATAAAAAATATTACAATAGCAACAAAAGAAGCAATTACGGCACAGCAAGGACTTGCTACACAATCATACAATACACAGCGTACTTTTGCATCAGGTTGGAAGAAAGCGTTTAACGAATACGAAGACAATGCAACTAACGCAGCCAAACGTGCTGAACAAGTATTTGCTAAAACAACCAAGGGCATGGAAGACATGATAGTCAACTTTGCTAAAACTGGTAAGTTTGAATTTAAGAGCTTTGTTGCAAGTCTATTAGAAGATTTACTTAGAGCACAGATACAACAAAGTATGGCAAGTGTATTCCAACTACCAGCACTAGGTGGCGGAACAGGAACAATTGGCAGTCAAGCAGGCGGAATGTTTGGTGGCTTTTTTGCAACTGGCGGAATGATACCTCCAGGACGCTTTGGTGTTGTTGGAGAAAATGGACCTGAACTAGTAAGTGGTCCTGCAAATGTAACACCTAATTTAGGCAGCGGTGCAGTTACATATAATATTAATGCTGTTGATGCAAGAAGCTTTAAGGAGTTAGTTGCAGCCGATCCAGGCTTTATACACGCAGTAGCAAACAAGGGCGCAAGTGCGTCACCAAGAAGGAGATAAACAGATATGAGCTTCCAATGGATAGTTGACAATGCTGAAACACTTAGCATTAATAGAAAGCAAGTAGTTGCAAGCACTACAGCAAGAGACGGAACTGTAAGAGCAACGTCAAGAGGTACTGCTAAGAAGGTGTTTACTGTTAAACTACCAGACGGTCCACGTTGGACTGATCTTAGAAGTAATATACTTGCCGCTGAAGCATTAGACAAAGTTACAGCTAATGCTATAACACTATCATACGCAAACTTCCCCTGGTATTACGGAAATGTTGACCCTGGCGGCAGTGCTGAAACTTATAATGTAATCTGCATTAGCTTCCCAGAATGGACAATATTTGCAAGAGATCAAGTTAGTTGGGGCGGCCCCTTTGTGTTTGTAGAGGTGTAACATGAGTGTAGACTTAACAAGTTCACAAGCAGTTAGAACATCACTATTTGTTAGAATTGACGTTGCTGAATACAAAGCAACAAGTGGCGCATCGTTTGCAAACGAAGTGTTAACATTTAGTGACCATGACGCAACATTTACTATTGATGCAGAATCATATGTTCCAATTGGAAGTTTATTAAACATTACATCAAGTTCAAGTGAACTTAGATCAAGTTCAAATACAATTACAATTACACTCAGCGGCATTCCAGACAGTAGCATTGCTGAAATAATTTACAGTAAAATTAAAGGTTCACCGGTTAAGATCTACCGTGCATACTTCCATGCAACAAGTGGCACACAACTTGGAACAACACAAGGACGTTACATTGGCACTGTTAACAATTACAGTCTTGATGAAGAGTATGACGTTGGTGCAAGAACTGCTTCAAACAGTCTCCAGATTGAGTGCTTGTCAAACGTGGATATATTAAGTAGTAAGATAGCAGGACGAAAGACAAATCCACAAAGTATGAAACAATACTATTCAACAGATGTTAGCTTTGATAGAGTACCTAACTTAAAAGATGCATCCTTTAACTTTGGAGCACCACAATGAGTTTCTTAAGTACATTAGGCAGCATAGCAAAAGGCGTTGGTGGCTTCTTAAAAAGTAATAGCCTTGGATCAAGTTTAGCCAAAACAGCACTATACGGATTAGCCTTAAAGAAGGTTAGTGACAGTATTAGAAAAAGTGCAGATGCCGCACAAGCAGCCGCAGATACAGGCAGTCGTGTAACAGTTAGTCCAGACACAACTAATAGTGTACCAGTAATATATGGTGATGCTTTTGTTGGCGGAGTTGTTACAGATGCAGAACTTATTGGTAACAATACAGATATGTGGTTTTGCGTAACACTAAGTGAAAAGACAGGCAACCTTATTGACGGTACTGCTAGTGCATTTAGCTTTAAAGAAGTTTACATGGATGGCCTTAGACTAGACTTTAAACCAGACGGCGTTACTGTTGATCTTGCATATGACGAAGAAGGTAATAGTACTGACAAATGGAGTGGATATTTAAAAGTTTATCCATATAACGGCAACAGTGATTTACCAGCACAATTAACAACAGAATCAGGTGGCAACTCAATAGCAGCCTACAACTTGTTCCCTAATTGGACTAGTGCCCATGACATGACTAATTTAATCTTCTGCTTAATTAAAATAGAATACAATGCTAAAAATAAGATTACTGGATTAGGCAATTTGCAATTTAAAGTATCTAATACAATGAAGAAGCCAGGAGATGTAATGTTTGACTATATGACCAATACACGATATGGCGCTGGTATTAGTACAGGGGAGATTTACAGTCAATGAATAGTTTAAATTATTTAAATGGAGTAAGCGATACAGTTGTTTCGTTTACTGACAATAGACCATCAAATGTTTTATTTGATAGACCTAAAGCAAAGGATATTGCATTTACAGATACTTCACTATCCTTCAATGTTATTGCAGGCATTAACATAATTGAATTAATTGGCTCTCCAAATGTACGATACCAAATTGAAGTAGGTAGTTCGTATGCTACTGTAACTTTAGGCTCATTACCGACTGGCGTAACACTAGTACAAAGCGGAAACACTTATACATTCTACGGTATAGACAGTGTAAGTGACTGGAATGCTGTTAAGAGTCCATTAATAACATTAACTGCTGGATTTGCTGGCAATGTTTACTACAATCCTACAATCTTATATGATACTGATATTCAATCAAACCTACAACAACAATGGACTGTAGGAGTATTTGTTCCTGAAGCAGTAATGCCAACAACATCTTTGTGTACAATCACCGCAAATAAAATTACAGGCATACAGCAAGCACTTACAAGTGCATTTACTATTAATCAAGCAATATTAACAAGAAGCGGGTTTACAGACACAACTCAATTTGATTGGCTCGCAGGTGTTACTAACCAAATTACCGGTGCTCCGCAGTTAATTTATGAAAACACAAGTAATGAGTCTTGGAGTGTAACTGTAACTCCAGATCAAATTGATAGGGTTGATACAATACAATCTACAATAAGTGGCAATACTAGTTTTGACACCACTACTAAAGTATTAACAATTACCGGAACCTTCACTGACGTCAATACGCATCTTAATAATCTAACAATAACTAACCTTAGTGTTAAACAAGACTTTGTGTTAACTTATGTAGCAACGTCGGATGCAACAGAATTAACAAATAGAGCATACCAGGCATCACAAACTGCTAACTGTTCAAACATAGATTATTTGTCTGAGCCACGAGGAATAGCATATCATACTCCGGGAGTACCAACAGTGTTTGGCACAGTTGCTCCAAACATATTAGATCCAGGTTATACAAACGCTGGCAATTACACTTACAAAGCTACTGCCGTTACACCATCACAGTTAACAAGTATGTCTACTACTGGCATTACTAGATGGGGCACTGATCAAGAACTATCTAAAGACATTTACCTTAGAGACGAAGATAGGGGTGATGGACCTAGTGTTGCATTTAATAGCACAGGTGACATTATGGCAGTTGGATACAAGTACAACCTAAACAGTTTAGGTCAGCAGCCGCAAGGTGCACTAGAAATATACTATCTGCAAAACAACACCTGGACATGGGTGCAAACATTTACTGGCGGAAGCACATCATACTTTGGACAAAATGTTAGATTTGCAACAGACGACACATTAATAATTGCCGCATATGCTGACTTTAACAGTGCTGGACGAGTTTACATATACAAAAGAAACGCTGGCCTAAATACCTTTACGTTAGATCAAACATTAGTTGGTGAATCTAGTTGGCAACAAAGTAATGGTCAATATACCGGCTACTTTGGCTACAAAATGGACAGCAGTGCAGACGGTGACTTACTATTAATTATAAATCACTGGCAGCAGGCTGGAGGCGGAAGCGGCTCAGATGGCGTGACTAGATCATATGAAATGACTGCTGAGGTCTGGACTAGAACAGGTAGTGGCAGTTATAGCCGCGTACAAGTAATAAATGTTGATAATACATTTAACGGTACTAGTGTACTCTTTGACAGATGGCATGATGCAACTGTTAGTGGAAACGCAGATAGATTTGCACTAACATCTTGGTACAATGGTATTGCACAATATGGATACACTCAAATTTACAAACACAACGGAACGAGTTGGGCAATAGAACATACTGTTCAAACAGATACTCCAGGTAATGGTTATGTATTACTAAGCCCTGATAGTAACACGCTATGGCAAATGGTATCTCAGTCTAATCAAAGTCCAGGGGTTCCAGGTAAAATACTACAATACAATTACAATGGATCTAGTTGGTCATCGCCATCTACAATTAATGCACAAATATCGTCTAACGATGACTACTTTGGTGCAGACATGCGAATAAGTGATGACGGATTAAAAGTGTTTATCCGGGTGCAGGCAGATGAGATAGTTGAAGAACATTCCTTTAACCAATCAACTCATACACTAACTTATGTTAGAAGTCTTGCTGTTGACGGTCCTTCATCACCGGCGAGCATTATGTTTGTTATAAACACAGACGGCAGTAAATATGCACTTGGTGGTTTAGGCGCTGACCTAAAGATAAACTCGTATGGTCCAAAACCAGGTGTGTTTAATGCTGTTACTGGAGAGATAACAATTAATGGCACAAAGGCACAAGTTAATCAAGATATTGAAACAATGTCAATAACAACTCCTAGTGATAGTTTATACAATATAAGACTCAATTACCAAGTAACTACACCAGAAGCAAATACAGAATCTAAAACGCAAATTGTGTTTAAGCAAATTTAAGGATTAAAAGATGGCGAGTAGAAATAAATTTGAAATTAACGGTGTTATAGATACAAGTAATAATGTATTAGACAACATTGAACTCCTAGCAACTAGTTCTGGGTGTTTTGTTACTTGGAACCCTAGTCTAGGCAAATGGGTTGTTATTGTAAATGAACCAGGTACAAGTGTTAAAAGTTTTACTGACTCAAATATACTTGGTAGTATAAATGTCGGCGGCAGTGGAGTTAATGAATTATACAACAGTGTTCTAATAGAATATCCACACAAAGATCTAAGAGACGCAACTGACTATCTTACTGTAACAACACCGACTGCTGATAGATTTGCTGAAGAACTTGATAACCAATTAAACATTAAACTTGATTGTATTAATGATCCAGTGCAAGCACAAATTATTGCAACACAGGAACTTAAACAAAATCGTATTGATAAGATTATACAGTTTGCAAGTGACTTTACAGCAAACGGATTGAAAGCTGGTGATTTAATTGATGTTACTGCTGGCATGTATGACTACACAAATAAAGTGTTTAGAGTAATACAAATTGAAGAACAAGACGATGATGATGGTGCAATAGTTTACAACATTACAGCATTGGAATATGATGCAGATGTATATGTAGCAGACCTAACAAGAGATCTAAGAACCAAGCGTAATGGTGTTGTTCCTAAAATAATGAACCAAGAAATCCAAGCAAGCGACGATATTGACGCTGGTGCAAGTATTGGACGTTTACTGTTAGCAAATGCTGCCGCTAAGATGTTTAACAGTTTGCTTGGCAGCTTGTTTGGTGATCCAACAGCAGAAGGTGCTCTAACAGCAGACGAAGTTAAGGAAGCTGAAGAGTTAGCAGAATTCTTCAGTAGTGCAAAGAAGCCACAATTAACACATAGTGCAAGCACAACAGCATTATGCGAAGGCGGGACTGTAACAATTACCTTAACAGATGATTGTGAATCTTGTTTCTTTGATACTCCAGACTATGAATACCCATATACAATTACAGGCATAGACGCAAGTGACATTAGCATTCCGTTAACCGGGGTAGTGCAAATAACAAGTAAAACAGGATCAATTGCTTTTGATCTTACAGCAGATAGTGACATAGCATACGAAACATTAACATTTACTTGTGGTGAAAACTCTAGCAACGTTGTTATCCAATCACCTAAGGCATTTACATATGACAGTGTAACAGCAAATCCAACAGCAACTACAGAAGGTGGCACATCAACAATTACAATTGCAACAACCGGCATTGCTGATGGCACAACTGTTCCGTATACAATTAGCGGAAGTGCAAGTAGCAAAGTAACAAGTCCATCACTGTCAGGCACAGTAACAATTACTAGCGGTGGCGCAACAATAGATATTACAACAAACAATGACGGTGTATACACAGGCGGACAAAGTTTAACATTTACACTTGACCCTGGCTATCAAGATCCGTGTGCAATTAGTCCACCAGATCTTACTGCTGATATTAGTGTTGCTGATGACGAAACTGCACCACCATATGTAGCACCTGACAACACTTGCCGGACAGTAACAGTTCCAGTTGCCTGGTGTGGAAGTTACGACCCAAGCACTAACTATCTTAAAAGTTTAAGTTCAGTACGCACAATGACATTTGCATTAGCAAGTGCAGGTGGCACAGCAGTACCTTCAGCAGTAAGTGTAACATCACCAGGAACAAGCAGTGCGGCAATTACAGTTGACTCAACAGTTAATGTTGACCCGACTAGTGGACAAAGTGGCATTGATGTAAATATAATTACATCGTTTGCTACTCCTTCACAATATCCTGACACACGCATTACAGGCACAACATCTACACTTAGAGGATATTAATCTTTTTTTGCCTATTTTAGACGTTTTTTGACGTTTGGGGCTAAATACATTGCAAGACGAATAAACAGGCAGCTTTGTCTGTAATAATCAAAAGCAGACAACATAGGAGAATTAACATGTCGGCAGCATCAAACTACACAGAAAACGCAGTACTAGACCACGTTCTAGGCGGAGCAAATTACACTCCAGCAACAACACTTTACCTTGGATTGTTCACAAACGCATCAACCAACGCGGCAGCTAATTTAGAAGCTGGAACATTGTCAGACGAAATTTCTGGCAATAACTATACACGTCAAACAGTAACTTTTGCTGGGGCGTCAGGCGGTTCAGCGGCTACTAACGGTACTGTAACATTCCCAGCGGCAACTGGCAACTGGGGTACAATTACTCACGTAGCAGTAATGGACGCATCAGCAACAGGCAACGTGTTGTTTTGGGGAGCAGTAACAACTTCCAAAACTATTGAAAATGGCGATACGTTCCAGGTATCTTCAGGCAACTTAACAATCAGCCTAGCTTAATTAATAGCAGGGATGTCTGCAACAACTGCAGGCATCCTCTTTAACTTTATAGGAGATTGGCGTGAGTACAATAGTATTAAGAAACACAAAAGGATCAGCGTTATCCTTTACGGAAGGTGATGCAAACTTCACTAACCTAAATAACGACAAATTAGAATTAACAAATTTAAGTGTTGGAGCAGACGCTTCAGCAAGTGGTACTGGCGGCATTTCGTACAATAACGCCACAGGTTCATTTACATATACTCCACCAATTATTCCAAGTTCAGGTATTGGAAATGTCGTTGATGACGCAAGTCCACAACTTGGTGGTACACTAGACTGTCAAGGCGAGATTATATCTAATCCAATATTACAAGATTATGCAGAAACAATTGATACACTAGGATCTACTGATGCACCAACATTAACTGTATCCAGTGGCAATGTAAAAACAGTTACTATTACATCTGGACTTACCCTAGGCGCATTTAGTGATGCGGCAACTGGTCAAAGCGTAACATTAATTGTTAGTGGTGGTGGCAATGTAACTGGCACAGGAGCTTACAAGTTTGCAAATGGTACTAAAACACTAGTAAGTGACAGTGTAATAAGCATCTTTTATGATGGCACAACTTATTGGACTTCAGTTGCGACAAACTATACAGCCTAAGGAGTGACACATGCCAATTGGAGCATTTAGATTAGCAGGACTATCATACACGTTTACAGATGCTTCCGGTACTGGTAGTACTGGTGGCCGAGGAAGAACAATAACAACAAACGGCGATGCCCAAGTTGATACAGGACGACAAGTATTTGGCGGCGGAAGTCTTCTACTAGACGGAACAGGCGATTATCTTAACGTTGATTTAGACACTTCAACGATTACTGGGGAATTTACTTGGGAATGTTGGTTTAATGTTGATATAGACGCAGGCGAGGGCACAGTTTCTATATTGTCAAACAGAACTGGTAGTTTTGGCAATGGCGACATTATGATGTTGTTTAGAAACTACGATATGAAAATTCAAGTTAATGCCGGCGGCGGAACTTCAGCTTTCTCCGCCAACGGTGTAGGAAGTGTGTTAGCAGTTGATACATGGCATCACTATGCATTTGTGAGAGATAGTTCAAATAATGTTGGAGTATTTGTTAACGGAACAAGAGTTGCTAATAGCACTTGGGACGGTACTTTAAGCACTGGATCATTTGGCATTGGTGCTCACGCAGATGGTGGCATTCCAGCAAACTCGGGAACAAGTGCTTGGATAGATGAAGTTAGAGTATCTTCTACAAATAGATACGATCCAACACAAACATCAATAACAGTTCCGTCAACAGCATTTACAGATGACTCTGATACTAAATTGTTGTTACACATGGATGGCGCTGATGGCGACACTACATTTAGTGATGACGATAGTGCCGCATCTTCAGGTGCAGGTGGTGCAGGTGGAGGTGGAGCCACTGGCAGAACAGCAATTACACTTACGGCAGGTGGCAATGCAAAAATTAAGACAAGTGCAAGCAAGATAGGCGGTGTAAGTGCATACTTTGACGGCACTGGCGATAGTGTAAGTTTTGGTAGTCTTGGAACAAGCTATGCAGACGACTTTACAATTGAAGGTTGGTTAAGATTATCCGCACTACCTTCAAACAATAGCTTTAAAATGTTCTTTGGGGCAAATGTTGGCACTGAATATATAACACTTAAGAATGAAGGTGGAACATATGTTACTAGTAGTGTATTACACACTGGAAGTGCATTACACGAAGCTAACTACACCCTTCCAAGTTTAGCTACAAACACTTGGTATCACCTAGCTATTGTTAAATCAGGCAGCACACTAAAACACTTTTGGAACGGCTCAGAACTTACTACCCTTAAAAGCTCTAGTGGAACAATGAGCAGTGCTCACGGTTACCAAAACCTAGATCGCATTGGGTTATACTCTAATGGAGGTTTAGGTTGGTCAGGTTATATTGATGAGGTACGTGTAAGTGACAATGCAAGATACACAAGCGACTTTACACCTGAAACTGTTCAGCATACTAATGACACTAATACTAAATTGTTGTTACATATGGATGGCCAAAATAACTCTACTGTATTCATTGATGACAACGGTTCAAGACAACCAGCATGTATTACTGAAGTATTTGGTGGTGAAATTGATACAGCACAATACAAGTTTGGTACCGCAAGTTGGTATCAAGATAGTGAGTATTATGGATTGAAACAAGGCCCTGGCGCTCAGGATAGATTTGATGCTATTGGAACAGGAGAATTTACTGTTGAAATGTGGGTAAGAAAAGACACAAATACCTCAGCTAATCAATTCTTATTCAA